AGAAGCCTGCCAGGGTATAGATAGAACCGTCTGAGTCTGTAGCGTATAGTAATTTTTCAACAAATACACACTCACGCTTGTACTGCACGCTTTTCATTTCTCGGTGGTGATACCTGAGAAACTTGTGCAGATACATCGGACACGGCGTAATTTTTAATCCACCATCAAACCTAGTTAGCTGTATCTTCATTTTTTCTTTTGTTGTACAGGCTTGCGAGGTCTGGCTTTAGCTCTGCTTTTAGCTACCTGCTGATCCACTGCAGCCACCAAGGTTTCCTTGGCAAAGTCTTTTACGTAAGAGGCTACACCAGACATTAGTTTACCTATCAATGAGGTTGAGTCGATATTTTTATTCATGTTACTTGGTAATGTAAGGCCATACGGCCTGGTCTTTGATGATCACTTGATGGTATACGGCAGCTACAGCTCTACTGCAGCTGCCTAACATACCCATTAACCCACCTATAAACATCCATAACATTACGAACAATATGAATTTGTCTTTGTCTTGTTCGTTCATAATGAAATGTTATTCAGGTTTTGTCTTCACGGTCTTTGTCTGAGAAACACATTTTTTAGTTTTCTTTTTCATCTTTAAGGCTTCCGCCTGCAGCTCATGCATTTCTTTTTCAAGCTTGAGCGCAAGTCTCAAATCCTCTTCAGGAACTTCATCTTTGCGGGCAATAATGTCCGCAACATAACTGTCATACCAACGAAGCAGCATGTACGTACCCTTCAGCTTCTGAATGACGGTCATAAGCTTATCGTATTGTCTACGTACTCACTAAGCTCACTGTGATGGTCGATCACGATTACTTGCTTGAACTTGCTACTCTTGCCTAGTGTTTTGATAATATCAAAGTACTTCTTCGCATTATCACTATTAAGACCATAGCTACCCTCGTCAATAATCATGAAAGGGAATGCACCCACAAACATGTTATGCAGTGCCAAACGTAAGCTAAAACCTACCATAACCTGCTGACCGCCTGATATAGCAGGCAGCTGCAATCCTTCTGCGTTGAATATATCAATACCGAAAGACTCGTTTACCTTGGCAGAATATGGGAAGTCGAAGCTCGATAGCACATCGTTCATGTAGTCTGAGACAGTGCTGCTGTATGTCTGAATCAACGCCCTAGGAAATCTGCCAGTATGGAATAAATCGTATACGTTTTTCAACACGTGTACATACTCCTTACGCTTGTTATTCTTATCCACATAGACTGCATTGTCTTTGAGCTCTTGCTCGATAGACTTCATCTCTCTTTTGTTTGTGGCAATTTCGATTTCCAGCTTCCTGACCGTTTCTTGCGTTTTCTGAAAATCTATAATCTTTTGACCGATTACAATTTTCTCAGAATTAAACTCTATAATATTCTTATCATAGGTTACAAGAGACGCTATTTCGACTCGCAGCTTTTGCACAACAGAGTCAGCTTCGCGCAGGTCAAAGGTAAGCACACTCAGTTTGTGCTCCCAGTCGCTGTATTTGTCCACAACACTGGCACACAAATCGTAAGCCTCTTGGTCGAAGTCTACATCTTTGTATACATCCAGTGCGTTGTTCACTGCTTGAAGTTCTTTTTCATAAACTTCCCAAGCCTCCCAGTGTTTTGAGCTTACCTGTATCTGCTGTTGCAATGCGACGAGATCTGCTTTTTGCTGCTTACCTGCATTTACGATAATGGCACGTTCACGATCTGTATGGGCGACCAGCTGAGCAATATTCTCTACCTTTGTACCGCAGGTAGGACAAACACCTGAAGCTAGGCCTGATTTCTCATACTCTTCAATCTTCTTGTTAAGTTCAGCCACAGCAGTTCTCTTAACCTTCAGATCTGCTTCCAGCTCCATTTCTTTCTGTCGCAATTGCTGTACAGCCTCTTTGTCTATTGCTATCGCAGGAGCGTGCAATGCATCATTTTTAGCGAGCCAACCTGATCTGGTATCGAATATGGATTTTTGCGCCTTCTGTTCCGCCAGGCACTCTCGATAGTCTTGAATCCTGATCAGCTGCATTTTATCTTTCAAAGCGTCGACAGCTTTACCCAGTTGCTGACTCTTCCCCGAAGCCTCTTCCATTTTCTTACCTAGCTGCCCTTGCTTATCGAATGCTTCTTCGACTTTACCTAGATAGGCTTTTCTAGCAATCAACTCTTCGTATTGCTTGTTGTCCGAGGGGAGCTGCGAGAGCTCTTCTTCGGCAAGCTCAATAGTCTTCTGCAGGCACTGTACATCGCTTTGCAGTACGACAACGTCTTTTACAGGGTACTCTGGAGGAGCTTCCTTGAGATAGTTGTTCCATACAACATCTCTGATCTTCGTGGTATTCGGTACCATGAAGATCTTTTGAAACAGCTTTTCCTTCGTGGCGTTGTCACCATTGAATAGAAGTGCTATTTCTCCCTGATTACTGACCACAACGTTCTGTACTATATTCTTATCAATCTGGAATAGATGATCCCAAATTTCATTTACCTCACTACTCTTCTTGTATGTCTTTCCGTCATACATGAAGTTTACTTTGGCTGTATCTATGTGCCGCTCAAGTACGGCTTCCTTGTCGTTAATAGTCAGATGACCGATCACATACCCGCTGGTCTCGCCAACAGTAAGCATGTCGTGCTTTGTCTTACCGTAACCTTCTCCTGTAAGTAAGAAAATAACAGCTTCTACAATGCTGCTTTTTCCTGAGCCGTTTCCCCCAATGATACCAGTGACTCCCGCAGCAAACTCGAAAGCTGCACTTTTATGAGTTCTGAAATTCTTAAGAATTAGTTTAGTGATTTCCATGTTCAAAAAATTCTTTGATTGTTTTATTGATCAACTCACGCGGTTTTTGAGATGCAGGGTACTTGTCATAAGGAAGACATTGAAGTTCCCAGCCCTCTGGGAGATCTCCAGCATTACGGATGGGTTCCACATCAAAGTTGGTCGGATCTTCATGAAAGATGTAATCGCAATGTATGCGCGCAATATCTTTCACGGAGCGCTCGGCGTCCTCTTGAGATTCTGCAGAGATTACAAGCGTATACTCTACTACTAGTTTGTATAATTTGTGTGCACTCATATCACGTCTTCTACTACCCTAATTTCTCTTACTTTTACGATTTTGTATTCTACTTGCGCAAGGATAGGCTGTCTCAGCTCAATTTTAGCTATTCTATCTTGCATAATTTTAAGTACATATGCCCGATTCTCCTCTGCAGAGTTATATTTTATATTTGGACGACACGGATGCCAGCTTCCCCACCCACCGCCTGCCCAATCACGCCAGTATCTGCTATGTATCTCAAGTCTCTCGTTTTCAGTTGTTGGCATATAGATATTCACTATAATGAAAAAGACTTCTCCTTCATCTTGAACTCGAAGTCTAGATCGATTGTTGTATTGTATGTATTTGGAAGAGCTTGCACATAATCTGCATGCTTTCGCGGATTCTTGTCTCCGGGTATACTTTCACTATAATGAAAAAGAGGCGTGTGTCCCTGCCATGACTGCACAGCCATAGCAAAAGCCTCTTCTTCAGGTGTTCCAAGGTTATGGCATTTATGGTGCAGATAATCGAAGGTTATCGGCGTATCTCCATCGTGATAGAAATAATCATATAGTGCTTTAACTGTCCAGCCAGCTGACTTGTCGTCGTTCTCCAAAACAAGGCGTTTCTTGACGTTGTCTGACAACCTATGGAAATTCTTGTAGAACAGATCTCGAACAATGAAGTGATTTCCTCCTCCAAGACTTCTGTTTACATGAATGTTTATCGGTGAGTTGTAATCTAGAGAGCATCCTATCCTTGTCATGAACCAGCCTTGAAAGTCTAGCTCGATAATTGTACGTGTTACCGCATCGTCGTTCTCACTAGCCAGTACATTGAATTGGTCAGGATGGCTGCTTAACCTGACATCGCATTTCTCTCGAGCATGCTTTACTTTATCGAAGCCTTCCACAATCTCATCAATTTGAAGAAATTCTTCAAATATGATGCGTGTCTTGTCATAGGTCATCAGCGGAAATATGTTGCTGCTTAACCTGTAGTTGTATCCATGAATACCGCAGTATTCGATGGCTTTCTCTGTTACCAGGAGGTTGTTTAAAATGATGCCTCCTAGTTTGACCAAAGCTTCAGCCCTAGTCAAAGAGCTGAAGCTTTTATAGGTCATTGTTCTGAACTTGAGTGGAGGGTCATTTTCCTCCAATGCAAGTACGATACAACACACACCTTTATTTCGTATCATAGCTTGTTATCTAGGAGGCCAGCCGACAATCCTATAGAAGTCGGCGTGCATGTCTCGTTCGTCTTGTTCTGCTTCTAATCTGTAAGCCTCATATTCTCGAGAATATTCGAATCTCAATAGGTCATATACCTCGAAGAATTTTTTAGAGACGTCGTCGTAAGCTTCTGAGTTTTGAGGATCCTCATCTGGCAACCAGCCAGCTGGCAGCGTTAGTGTGTTATCGTCTATCTCTTGAGGAACAGGAAAGTTGAAGTCCTCAAGTACGTGCGATAGCATATGTTCGTGCGACACAAGCTCATCTAGGTCGTCTACTTGCTTGTCCCATCCATGTGCTTTTATTTGCTTTTCTGCCTCATCCAAGAATTCAAAACATTCTTCTTTAGTATTCATTTTGTTTTCCTCAATTCGTTAACCAAGTCTTCCTGTGTCTTCTTTGAGATGATAGGCTCAAAGTCTGTGTTTTCTTCGTATCTGAATCCTGCGATAGCACAGGCTTTTTCTACGTTAACCTGACATAAACAACTTTCAGGTATAAGCTGGTTATAGTTGTTATCTACAGGTAGTGCGTTTGTCGGTACTTGGAGCATATAAGCAAGCTCGTGAGGCGTACCTGCAAACTCATTGGTGTCTTTGTTAAATACACGTGTACACATAATTAATCTCGGTCATCTACATCATCCTGACAGCACTCACAACGGAACGTTGAATCTGCTGGGTTTTCCTTGTTGCGTTTGACGATATAAAGATATTCACCCTCCAGTACAGCCTGTCCGGTGATCACATCTTTACAGTCTACACACACAAACTGCATTTCAGGAGTTACTCCCGATCTACCTAGTATGCTCATCGTCTACAGCTTCTTTCTCGGTTTGTTTTTCTTCGTACTCAAAGAACGATAAGGAGTATACAATATCTCCTGTCTCTTCGAGAATCACGCTACACCAACTGGAGTTGATAGTAACCCTGGCGAGAGTATATTCTTCACCAAGCTTCAAGTGGTTTTCTGCATTTTCAGCAATGTCTTTAAACCAGGTTGTAGTGACTCCCTTGTATTTAATTTTATCTCCAACTTTAGGCCAGATCTTCATAGTATCGTCGGGCAGATAATACCTGCATTGAAACGTGAATGTTGATTTTTCATGACTTTTGGTCGCACCTTTTTCCTGCCACTCATAACCCACCCACCCAGGCTTTTTAAGATCTTTGTATACTGTTCTGACCTTATGTCTGCTACCGTCGCAAGCATACCACACAGTATCTAGCGGTATTTGCTCTATAGTTAAGAATTTATCCGCCATATACACTTTCCTTGAACTGGTCTAATACAGCCTTAGGGTCATGCTCTGTAAGTAACTTATATGAGATATCAAATACTTTATCTCCGTACTCGATACCGCTGGTAAGCTCTCGAAGAACACTACCAAAGCGATCCGCTGTCTTAAGCTCAGACCTGATGTTAACCAACTCTTCTTTGCCGTCTTTGTCCTGCTTGACCTTCGTCATTTTCACGAAGCCTATGTCGTACAAGAAGTTTAACTTGTTCCCTACATCTACACAGTTGTGGAGTTTTACAAGAAACACAGGACGCTTAGGTCCTAGTTTGTACGCGGCGTACAACGCATCTGTTGATACTTGCTCGAGGTTGTCAGGATTGACGTCGATCGTGATATATTGGCGAGGCAGGTCGTACTTAAGATTCCTAAGCTTTTCTCCGTCGAAGTAGTACAAGCCTTCCTTCTCGGTCTCGTTGGCTGCTGTAACACCTAGACTTCCGCAGTAGCCTACAAACAGTTCTTTGTCGCAACCAAGGTCATGAAAGCGCATCTGCCTTCTGATATGGATGTCGCCAAGAAATATTCCACGGATACTTTCACACTGATTAGTGAAGTCGATGTCCTTCAAACTAATCTTTTTCTTTTCCTCGCAGAAAGGCCACAACTCAGGAATCTGCTGATGCAAGAATACACTGGTAACAGTATTCTTTTCTTTCTTGTTAAGCTCATGGTTGAGCAGCTCAATTACGTTTGCAGGATTATCACTATAGTCCACGCCTGCAAATTCAGGAACACTGTTTACAGATTTGAAACCGCATACAGTCTCCCATGTCGCTCCATTGATAGGTTTACTGTGGTCTCCAGCGATAGCTACAGGAGTCACCTTGCCCTCGAGACGTTTTAGCTGGTCAGTAACAAATCGGATTGTGTCGCTGCTTGGTTTGTTATGGTCGAAAAGATCGCCCACACTTACCAAGTAATCAACTTCATATTCTAGAGCCTTGGTGACAACCATGGCAAACAGATCTCTGTTGTCCTGCTCGAGCTCTGGAATATTGTACAGTTTGCTTTCAAGATGCTGGTCGCTGAATACGATGTATTTCATAGTTCGTGAGGTATCAGTAATCCTTTTTTTGTTTCTTCCTGTTTCCAATCAATGATTGGTGTGAGTATGTTTTTGCCTAGCCTGGCACTGGCAAATCTGAGCATTCTCTCGTTCGGCCATGCAATTGGACGTACGTCTACTATAGTCTGCAAAGCTTCTTCCACAGACTTGCCCTGCATCACCCAAGCAATAATGCCTATAGCTGTGCTGCGGCTTATACCAGCAAAGCAATTAATTCCAAGATGATAATGTGTATCACTAGCGACCAAAGGCTCCAGAAAACTAATGATGTTGTTGACGTGGCTTTCTCGCGGGCCTTCAATCTCAAGCCTGTCTTTAATAAAAGGTTCCGGATCCTCATCACTCCAATCTTTAAAATATTGTGAAAAATGTTTTACGCCTTTTTCAGTGAAGCGCCTGTTTAGTTTTTTAACATTCTTTTCATCCTCAGGGTCTACCGTAGTTATCCAGGCGTTCTGCTGAAGGTCTGGCTTGTAAGGCATTGAGTTGGTTTTACTCAGGCTTGTAATGATAATAGACGCGATCATATATTAAGTCGGCGGTGTTCTTTATGCTCTACTACTTTGGGTATATGTAGAGCTCGGTTATACTCTACGTTCTTGAACCCTGGAATGTGTACTTCACTACCGTTGGGGATAGGACGGTAGCCTTCATCAAATTTCTCGTTCAACAACTCAAACATGTGCTCTTCGGCTTCGTTGTCGTACTGAAAAACGCCATTAAATTTGACAGGTAGGTCAGCTGAGTCAGCTGCACCTGTGTATGATACTACCGTATAGCTGTCATCTAGCTGCTGTATCTCTGCAATGTATACGTATTCTTTACGTCTAATCTTACGCAGCAGTATTTCAAAATTTATTCTTTTCATTGTAATGTACACAACAAACCCCCTACCCGAAAACTCAGGTAGGGGGCATGCGTGCTAGGTTACAGTGCTACTGCCGCACTGAACACATCTTCAATCAGTTTATTCAGGTGTGCTCGCTCCGCAGCGATAACATCACTTCTGACCTTACCTTCAGCTATCACAACACCGTCCAGGTCTGTGGCTGTCCAACATTGATGCTCATGGTTGAACTCTACGTTAGACACTCGCTTGACTTGCTTGGTACCTATATGATGCAGCCTGTCGATAGTATCGTCAGCCAGTCCAGATAGGTTGCCTTCCTTGTCGATGTATATCTGAGATATCATTAGTGTCGGATGTGGTCTGATGAGTCTTGAGTAATATCCTCGTTATACTCATCAGTCATTCTGCGGGTGTTTTCGTCAGCTTTACCTAGTGCGCGCTCAAGCATCTTGGTGGTATCAAGACACGTAGAGCCGTAACCCTCAAGTTTATCAATACTGACATTACCGTCTTGACCTATCTTGAATACAATTTTCTTAGACATACTCCATGGTGTTGCGTATGAACTTGCCTGACTTATCGTAATTGAATTTGATGAAGACCGTGTGCTTCTTCTCAGTAGGACAACGCACGATGTAGGTCACCACAGCCTTTGCGGTGAGCGGTTCTTCGTCATCAAGCTTGATTTGATGATACGGTACATGCAGCTCAAAATCCACAGGCTTCTCACCTGTAGGAGGAATAGCCTCATATGAAAGCGTGGTCTTGAGCGATCGCGCGATTTTGGATTTTAGTTCTTCGAAGTTTTCGACATTCATATTATATTAATTTTCTGCAGTAACCACCAATTCACCGGTAGGAAGCTCGTGGATCTGGTACGAGAGATCTTCCTGTATCATGAACTTTTTAAGTTCATCTACCGAGTAGCCTTGTTTGATATTTTTAAGGTTATCTCCAAGCTGTGACTCAATACTTCCATCGAAGAAATCGCAGACAAAGAAAGCGTTGCCTTCAGAGTCTACGTTTATTCCGACGTCGTACCCTCCACTCCTAGGATTCTTGGCTACGTACTGGTGCACCTCCTCTCTTCTAGGGTCGCTAGGGTATGTGTTGCACTTGGAGGACTGCACGATCTGCCAGCCAGTCTTTTGAAACTGACTCAACAGATTTTCAATGTTCTTAAACTGCGTTTTGATATTTACTGCGTGACTCATAGTATTTTTACCAGGTCGTAGCTCCCGGCCAGTTGGGCCGAGAGCTGTGTGATTCCTTTCGTATCGAATGTTTTTTCGATGAGTTCTACAAACCTACTATATACCATATCTACAGTTTCGGTTTTATCGGGTGTTGCCACCTTTATCTTAACCTGGTCGTTTTCAACGCTGATTAAATCGCCGTTGGCCACTTCACAGTAAGGCAGCGTCAGCTCATGAGAGTCGCCCATGAATCTAACTGTAAGCATGTCATATCTAGGAGGCTCTAGCACCCCATGATCGTCTTTGTTTTTATAACTCATCGTACATTTAGTTTCCTGAAGTACTCACCACTAACGTTAGCTACGTCAGTGAGACTCTTGGCTTCGCTGACAACACCTGTGAGATGTTGCTGCAGCAGCCCAAGAGCATCTTTATTCTTGCTGAAGTCGTGATCTCCGGTAAGGAGATTTTCAACTTTAGCCAGCTCTGCTTCCACCGCCTTATCATCCACAAAGTTCATCTCGCGGAATTCCTTGATGTGGCGCATGAGCGTCTTGATGTTGGCATCACTGACTACTTCCTTCTTGTTGATCTTATTCAACGCAACAGTGCAATGCTCCACAATCTTGGAACGCAAAGTGGCGGTAACCTCGCCCACAAAGTCACTGATCTTGCTCATGTGAGTATCAATCTGCTTGTTGTACTCGGCTTTGTAAGAGTCTAGTGCCTGCTGCTTGGCTTGGTTGCCCAGCTGCTCACGCTGAATCTCATCCTGCAGATTAAGCTCAGTGAACTGCGCAGGTAGAGCAATCTCAAAAGAAACAATATCGAAATAGAATTTCTGTTTGATGTTTGCCAGTGAAGGGTAGTAGTTTTCCAGGTCTTCAACTTTCACAGTATCAGAGTGTGCCTGATAGTACTCAAGAACTTCTTTCTTGTAATCTTCGTACTTATCAATGAACTCGGCAGTCATCTGATTGAACTCTTCGCGAAGCTCGTTAAGTTGCTTGTAGACAGCCATGTACTTCGTCTTTGGTACGAAGTGTGCCTGACTAACAAGAGGAAAGTCGAAAGAATTTACGTAAAGATATTTACGCACCTTCTGTTCGAAGTTCTTGAACTTATTGTACACTGCAGGTTTGATCAGCATCTTTTTCCCGAGCTTGATAGTTTCGGGGAGCTGCTTGTCGAGCTTGATATCCTCTTCTGTGAGATTATAGCTCATACCCCACATACCGATGTGGATATTAACCAGCTTGCCATCCTGGAACACCTTGTCGTAATACTGCTGCAGGGTGTCAGTGATTTTGTACTCGTTGTTAATCATAGGACTTATTCTTCGTTACCGATTGCGATACTAAGCTTACGCATATTTTTTTCTACGTCAGCGATTGGATCACCTTTTGGCGTAACCATCACAAGCTTACCTTGTGCCTGTCTACGCATGATTTTGAGCTCTTCCTCGTGCGACACAGCAAAAGGAATGAACTCAGCTAACACTTCCATGACATGACTGTCATTTACTTCTTCATTGGCGTCGAAGGCTTTGTACAGTGCGTCTTTAAACACTTCCTCGATCTCTGCGCCAGTGAAATCTGCTGCTCCGTTGACCAGTGTCTTGAGACTGAAATTCTTCGGATCGCGGTTATATTTTTTAATAACCACGTTGAAGATTTCTTTGCGCTCTTCCGCGGTAGGCAGGTCTACCCAGAAAAGTTGGTCGAAGCGGCCCTTGCGAATTAATGCACTAGGCAGCAACGTATGATTGTTTGTGGTGGCTACAATGAATGCAGGGTTTTTACGGTCATTCAGCCAGCTCAAGAAAGTACCGAAGATACGGCTGCTAACGCCGCTGTCACCAGCACCACTCACAGCACTATTACTAAGCGATTTTTCAATCTCGTCGATCAAAATTACGCATTTGCCGATACTTTCTACAGTCTTGATCATCTCCCGCATATTCTTCTCAGAATTGCCAACAAGAGAATCAAAGATGCTTCCAATATCCAAGGAGAATAACGGGCAGTCAAACTCTTTGGCGATTGCTTTACAGATAAGACTTTTGCCAGTGCCTGGTACAGAAGCCAGCAACATACCCTTAGGCATGGGTAGGTTGTAGTCACGAGCATACTTACTGTAAGCCTTCTTGCGGCTGCTCAGCCAGTTCTTTAGGCCTTGCATGCCGCCTACATTCTCGAAGCTGATATTAGGCTCCATGTAAGTGAGAAGACCGCTCTTTTTCAACTGAGCAATCTTTTCCTGAAACACAGCTTCTACGAATTGCTTATTGAACTTTCCTTCAGATGTTAATGCTAATGCGAAGGCATTCTCGACTTCGTGGTCAGTCATGCCTTTGGCTGCTTCAATTGCGCCTTCAGCAACACTTTGCTCAATCTCGATAGGTGACCTATTCTGAGTTTTGAGTTCGTTGTTGCAGCTTTCTTTGATGAAATTAAGGCGTTCTTTAATAGCTGCCGTATCAGGGAGGTCATAGTCCAATAATTGAATTTCTTTTTGAAGCTCACCTGGCACAGCATATTTGTGCCCTACAAACACAATCATATTACCCATACGCTTCAGAGCGTTGCATGAATTACGCAACATTCGGATAGTCATCTTGTTGTCGAAGTGTAGATGAAAGTCCTTCAGTATAAAGATGGAGTTGTGATATTTGTACGATTGAATGTACTCCAACAGTGTGGAGACATCCTTTGTATGCAAGGGATGCGACAATTCTGCCGGACCTGCTTTGTATACTAGACCATTCTGAAGGTCCCACTCATGGACAGTGATAGGAGGATTATTTTCAGCAATACCGATAATCTCTCTGACTAGTCGAGCTTCTTCGTGAGTGATTACGAAGAGCCCAGTGTAGCATGCCTGGTGATAATTGATTAGTTTGTTAATGAAGGTCATATGGATTTGTGTTTACTATGAAGTTATTTTTTTTGATCTGCTTGCATATCTCAGGATTTTGCACATTAAAAAATCCTAGGATATCTGACGACATCGTGACATGTAACGATGCGCCGAGTTTGTTTGCTCTGTTCTTATAATACTGCAGCTCGGTTGGATGCATGTATTTCTCAAGCCATTTGACTGCCTTGAGTAGAGGATGCTCCTCTAGTTGTGTGGGCTGCTCAGCCACAGGCAGCTTTGGAGGCCTACCTCTTTTCCTAGGAATTATAGGAGAAGAAGAGCCGACAATATTGGTACTCTCCGATGATAGAGAAACCTTCTGCTTATTTTTGGCCCCTTTGGGCCGTCCGCGTTTTTTATGAGCTACAATCGTTCCCGGTAGAGGATACGCTTTTGGTTTATTTTTTGCGCCTTTTGGACGCCCTCGTTTCCTGATTACTGACAGCGAATCACTCGACAGAGTTATCTGTAGACTCTTGCTGCTCTCTTTGGTTAGGTTTTCTGTCATGCGATTTTGCAACGTCTGTATAGTAGGCATCTTGCAGCCTTAGCTGCTCGATACGCTTATATTTATTGCGTCTATCTTTGACTAGGTATTTTCGAATTGTTCTACTCATAATGCTACAATTGTAGCATCTTTACCTAGGTTTGTAGACCCTATAATGCTTTTTATTCTTGTCAGTATTACTTCTATTGAAGATACTGGTAACTACACCTATAGAGGAGGCGAAGAAGCTAAATAACTCAGATACAGGACTGTTAGGTCCTTTTTGGCTTACTTTTTTACTGCGATTATGATGGCCCATGATAAAATTAGAGATACTGTTGAGAAACTCCTTCGTAAGAAGAACCCGAAGAGTATGTTTCTCGCCCGACAACTGATATTCTCAGTACTACCGGCGTCTCACTTTGTAGAAAACTATCTCTACGACAATGAGGGCCGACTTCAAAAACTTGAAGCTTTCCCTATGCTCAAGCAGATCTACGACAACGTACCTCAGAAGATGATTCTGAAGTGCAGTCGTAAAACACTCAAGTCTACTCTCTTATCTAATTTTATATGCCTGAACCTGATTCGATGGAATTATTTCAAGATGATGTACGTGGGCCCGCAGGAACTAACTACTAAATATTTTTCAAGTAATTATATTCCTCCAAGGTTTGATAGCCCTAAAGTGAAGGAGTTGTTGGTGAAAGGGTGGTTCAAGAATGATGTTTTTGAGAAGATTTTGGATGATACTCACAGTAGTGTGTTATTTAGGTATTGTAGCGATGACGCAACTAGAACTCGTGGACCGGCTATTGATTGCGTGGTGTACGATGAAGTACAAGACATTCAATACGATCAGCTTTCTATCATCCAAGAGACGATGGCCATGTCACCATATAAACGTGAGATATTTGCAGGAACCCCATTGGACTCCACAAACACCATTCACAGAATATGGTTATCTAGTAATCAGCTTGAATGGATGATGAAGTGCAAGTCGTGTAATCATTGGAACTCATTAACCGAAGGAAATGAGCCTCTGCAGATGGTAAGACCTCACGGACTCAGCTGCAGTAAATGTGGCAAGATTATTAGTAGTAGAGAAGGTGAATGGGTGTCCACTAGCCCTAAAGCAGGGCATCTACTCACAGGATATCACCTAGCGCAGCCTATATTGCCGCACTTCAATGAAGACCCTAAAGAGTGGAAGGAAATTTATGAGAAAGTCCATAGTGGTAAGAATGAACTTAAGGTGGTAATGAACGAGACCTTTGGACTGTCTTACGACATAGGCTCTAAGCCTATTACGCAAGAAGAGCTTGTTAAACTCTGTGTACTAGGTCCTCAGTTCAATGACAGTGAAGGAAAGGAGTTAGCGATCCTCGAGAAGAATAAACATAAGTATACAGGCAAATATACAATGGGTGTTGATTGGGGTGTAAGCATGGCGCAGTCACGTACAGTGGCTACGCTAGGAGCCATGAGACCAGATGGTGTGTACGAGGTGCTCATGGCCAAGATATACAGAGGCTATGACTATGAGGCACACATTCACGACATTGCAGCGAAGGCTAATGCTGTGCAGGCTTTTTGTGTATCGGATAGTGGCCCTGACCCTATCCGAGGCATCAAGCTATGTGAACTTACTAGTCCGACTAGATCTCAGTTGGCTGCGTATAGGCGCACCAAGATGATCCAGCACTATGAGCCTGGAGTGTATGAC